GTTACCTGTATGGGTAACGTTATGATACAACCAACGATGTTCTTCTATCTAAAAAATATACCATTATTTAGAGGGTCATATTGGATTACGGAAGTTAGTCACAACATTAAAAATAATTCAATATCAACAACATTTAAGGGAAGTAGAATACCTCAAGCTAGTTTACCAGACCCCGAAGATACGTTTGTTCATAGTTATAAATCACTTTTCGATGGTTTAGTAAATAAAGCGAAAATCAATACCAAACCAGCCGATTCAAGTTCACCAACAACTGAAAAAACATTGGAAATCCCAGGAAAGGGTAATTTTACTGTAGACACTGGTAAAAAAATAATTGAAGGTGAGACCATATTAAAACAAAGTGGAGTCACACCATTCGGTGTACCATATAATGGATTTAAAGGTGAGAAATATATACAAAAAGTAAACTACAACAATAAGGATTGGTTTAGGGCGGTTGTTGCTAGAATGGATTCCGCCGTATATAAAATTGACGACACAGCCCATATGAATATCGTAAGTAGATTTAGTAATCAAACGGTACAGGATGAAAATGGTAAAGGTGGTTTAACTTGGGGAGAACTTAGTAAATACTCAAAAACACAACACTTCTATTCCGCAAGGTTTGATATTGGAAGTGTTTCACCTAATAAAATTGGAACCGGTACCACACACTTTTTCAATCCGGTTAATAAAAAGGAAAAAATTGTTAGTCCGTCATATTCATTAGATAGGTCAACACCTAACTCACCATTCAAAGCACAAGGACCAGTTAATGTTGGTCCCGATGTAAATGGTTACGGTGTTGGTATGTCCGAATTACTAATGAACACATTAGGGGTTCACGAGGGAGATGTTATCTATTTTACAATTAATTAAGAATATTAGGAATTAATAGATATTTATTGATATAACTAAAAAAATTATGGAATATAATAAAATGAACAATAGTATTGACCAGTTCTTAAATCCAAAACAAGTTAAGAAAGTATCTAACGATGGTATGGAGAGAGAAGAATGTGATATGTTAACAGGAGAATGTTATACAATCAGAGAAAAAGACGGAATCGTTGAGAGAATTAATAAAAAATACATTACCAATGATGGTAGACAATTATTACAAGACTAAAACTATGTTAGAGAAAAAATTACAAGAAGAGGTAAATCGTTATAAAGCGATTAACAAGTACGGGTCTAAAATGATAATGGAACAAGAAGTTCCCGTTGAACCAGCACCTGAAGGTGACGTTCCATTAGATGGGGCAATGGACCCTGCGGCGACGGAGGTACCAACCGATGTAGAAGCACCAATTGAACCAACCGCAGAACCTGCGATGGATGATACGGAAGAAATTGATATTACTGATTTAGTTAATATGACTAAAAGTATTAAAAACGATATTGATGATAACAAGTCCAACAATGGAGTTGTGTTAACAAAAATGGACGACGTGTTCAGTAAATTAACTGACTTAGAACAAAAATTAGCTCAGATGGATTCTGTTATGGCTAAAATCGATGAGTTAGGTTCTAAAGTTGAACAAATGAAACCAGAAACACCTCAAGAAAAACTTGAAATGCGTTCTTTGGATTCATATCCTTTTAATCAAAGACCAAATGATTTCTTTTCACAGAAACAAGGTGAAATGAAAGCAACTGGTAAAAATGAGTACGTTTTAACGAAACAAGATGTTGAGAGTTATTCACCCGACACAATAAGTAAAACTTTTAATCCAGGAGAAAACGAAGATGAATTTAAGTTCTAACATAAATTTTTTATTAAGTTTGCAAATGCAAATGAAAATAAACCATTGGCAAACTAAAGGTTTTGCTAGACATAATGCATTCGGTGGATTCTACGATTCATTAGAAGATTTAATTGATACATTTGTTGAATCGGCAATGGGAAAATATGGTAGATTTGTGTTAGATGAGGAATCTAAGACGTTACAGTTAAATAACCTTTCGGATTTAGATATGAAGGGGTTAGTTAATACCGTTAGAGAGTCTTTCATACAAATGTCAGAACAATTAGACCCAACAGATACTGATTTATTAAACATCCGTGACGAAATGTTAGGGGAACTTAATAAGTTAAGTTACTTGTTAACATTGGAATAACAAATTAAAAAAGTTTTTTTAAAAAAAATATTGAACCGGATTTCTTAATTCGGTTTTTTTTATCTATATTTTATCTATAACAGTTTTATAACTTAAATTAATAACTATGTCTACATTTGATTCAGTACTGGCGCAGTACGAAAAAAACAAAAACGCCACAAGTGGCAACGCAAACAAAGTATCCCAAGAGGATAGAATGAAAAGGTACTTCACTACAGTCCTTCCAAACGGGTCTAAAGGTGAAGATAGAAGAATTCGTATTCTACCTACCACAGACGGAAGTTCACCCTTTAAAGAGGTTTATTTCCACGAAATACAGGTAGATGGTAAATGGATTAAATTATACGATCCAAAACAAGAAGGTAAACGTTCACCATTAAATGAAGTTTACGAAGGATTAATGATGACTGGGGTTGAATCTGACAAAGAATTAGCTCGTCAATATCGTTCTCGTAAGTTCTACATTGTGAAAGTAATTGACCGTGACCACGAACAAGACGGGGTTAAATTTTGGAGATTTAAACACAACGCTAAAGGTGAAGGTGTTTTAGATAAAATCTTCCCTATCTTTAAAAACAAAGGAGACGTTACTGACATTGAAAAAGGTCGTGATATGATTCTTTCGTTAACATTAACAAAATCAGGAACAGGTAAAGAGTACACATCTATTAATTCTGTAATCCCTGATGATATGACCCCATTACACGAAAATCAAGACATTGCTAAAACTTGGATTGATGATGAGTTAACTTGGTCTGACGTTTATTCTAAGAAAGGTGAAGACTACTTAGAAATGATTGCAAAAGGTGAAGTTCCACGTTGGGATAACGATTCTAAAAAATGGGTTTCTAACTCATCTTCAGATGAAACTATCGGGGTATCTAAACCATCTACACCAGTTATTGACCCACAAGTTAATGACGATGCTGATGAGGACTTACCGTTCTAATCAAATATTTTTACTCAGATTTACATAGACACGAACATAGACATCGTGTCTATGTTGTCTAAAATTCACTCTTAAAAAAACAATCAATGGCAATCAAAAAGAACGATTTCAGTTCAATTAAAAAGAAATTCTCAAAAGAGGCGGAATACAAACCAGACCGATTTTTTGATTTAGGTGATGCATTTTTAGATGCAACGGGTATTCCAGGACCCGCAATTGGACATATCAATATGTACTTAGGTCATAGTGATACCGGTAAAACTACCGCTCTTGTTAAAGCCGCTGTAGATGCTCAAAGAAAAGGTGTACTTCCTGTATTCATCATTACTGAACAGAAATGGAGTTGGGACCACGCACAATTAATGGGTTTTGATAAAGAAGGGGATTTCTATTTATTTAATAGTGATTTCGAATATATCGAACAAATTACAGCATTTATCAATGAAGTGTTAGATGCTCAAGAAAAAGGTGAAATACCTCACGACATCCTATTCTTATGGGATTCTGTAGGTTCGGTTCCTTGTAAAATGACATTTGAAGGAAAAGGTGGTAAACAACACAACGCATCTGTATTATCAGATAAAATTGGAATGGGTATCAACCAACGTATTTCAGGTTCAAGAAGAACGGACAAACCTTACACAAATACTTTAATTATTGTTAACCAACCTTGGGTAGAATTACCTGACAATCCTTTTGGACAACCAAAAATTAAGGCAAAAGGTGGGGAAGCAATTTGGTTAAACTCTACTTTGGTTTTCTTATTCGGAAATCAAAAAGGAGCAGGAACCACAAAAATCAAAATCACAAGAAACAAACGTGATGTTAACTTCGCAAGTAGAACTAAGATTTCTATTATGAAGAATCACGTAAATGGTATTGGTTTCGCAGATGGAAAGATAATGGTAACACCTCACGGATTTATGAAAGCAAAAGAATCAGCTGAGGAAAAAATATCAATCCAAGAATATGCAAAAGAAAATTTAGATTACATTAGTAAACTATTCGGTGAGAAAGTAACTGATGTTAGTGAGTTGGGATTCAAAACAGAAATCTCGTCAGATGATGACGAATAAATTAAATTAAATGTCAGTTTTATTAGTTGATGGAGACAATCTACTCACAATTGGTTTCTATGGCCTTAAGAATCACTTCTATAAGGGTCATCATATCGGAGCCATATATCACTTTGTTAATACTCTTAGAAGATCGTTTGAGACATACCATTTAGATAAAATCGTTGTCTTTTGGGATGGAGAAAATGGGTCAGAGTCAAGAAGAAAAATTTACCATCTTTATAAGAGGAGTTAAACTCATATCAATATCAAAAACAAAGAGTAAAACAATATTTAGAAGAAATTTTCGTAAGACAGGGTGAATTTGAGTTTTGTGAGGCAGACGATTGTATCGCTTTCTATTCTCAAAATTCCCCTAACGAAAAGAAGATTATTTACTCGGGAGACGGAGATTTAACCCAACTTGTTTCGGATAATACTCAAATCTACAATCCTTCACATCAAAAAATTTATAAACAAAACGATATGATTGTTTATAATCACGAAGAAATTAGAATAGAAAACGTAACATTAGTTAA